CAAGAGAACGCCTGTCCAATCTCAAGTCTCTCTCATCACTACCCATTGAATAGATTTTCATATCTTTGCCGACAAGAGCATACTTCATCTTTGGCGCCTCATCGAGTTCAGGCTTCTCATGTGTATAACCCTTCTTTGCAAGTTTATCATGGTCTTCAGGCGTCTTTGCTTCTACACCTTCGCCAGTCTCAGGGTCATACATCATGTGAGGATACTTTACCTCTTCATTGAGTGCTTCTTCAATAAGATTGTCTAAATCTTCCATTTCTATTTCTTCCTTTTGCTCTGTTGGATTTGACAGATAGTCGTTCAACTTGTTCATGCTATTGGCCGCAATCGCAAGTTTGTTTGTCCACCAAGTAGGTAGCGCATCTTCATCGTTCATGCCATCTAGAACACCTATGATGGCTTGAGCATCTTCCATAGCAGTTTTGCACTGTCTCTTAGCAGAAGCGACATCTGTGTGTCCATCTTCTTTGACGACTTTACTTTCAGTCATCATTCTTATTGTGCTTTCTAGTGACATTACTCTTCTTCCCATATCTTTATTCTAAGTTGAGTTGCTTTTGTTCCTTTGAGAAGTCTGTGATATTCACCCTTCTCTATTTCGTAAATCTTACCTTTTTCTAGTTCGACTGGCATCTTATCATCTTCTTGAAACCACCAGTCTTTACCTTCTAACACTGCAAAGTGTCTATTCTTTTTGTCTCTGTGCCATACAAGTTCATCACTATCTACTTCTGTATCAAACTCACGAACAAAGACATTTGGTGCTAAATGTATGTCTTTATATGGTTTTACCAAAAGTACTTACCTCCGCCTTCTAGTCCTAATGACTTTGCATACCAAGGCAATCTACACGCCCAGTATCCAGGCTTTGTCTTATCATTCTTTGTATCACACTGATGACGACTTGCAAAGTTTCGTGCGGCTTCTCTGTCATTAATCTTTGCTTTCAATCCAGAAGTATCACCAAACTCCACTTTTACCACATTACCCTTATCATTCTTCACATACACATAAAACTTCTTAGAACCACCTCGTTTTGGTGAGTTGAGTTCTACATCTTTATCTGCTTCCATCAACGGACAATCAAGTGGAACTTCTTTGCCCTCATAGATACCAAACATACCAATGTCAGTCATCAGTATTTGTTTGTCTGTAGCATCTGGTTCTAGTTCACCATTTCTCCATCTCACTCTTGCTTCTTGAAAGAAACGATAGAATGATGGTGAATCATGACGAAAAATATTATCAGCGAAAGGCACACCAGTGTCTAAGTGATATTGTATTGCTTCACTTATTTGACTCTTTTTTTTAATGTCCTTGAACTTCTTGACTGGCTTACCACCAAAATCATCATCAGGATTGTATGCCGCCGCTAGTGCTGTGCCTTTTCTTCTTTCTTTTCTTGCTTTGCTCTTTGCTTCAGCGTCTTTTACTCTTCGTGCTGTTGCACCAGTAGGTATTTTTAGATTCTTTAACTTAGGATGTTTTTTCAAACCTTCAGTCTGACCTGGCGTCATATCTTTTGTGTGATTTGCATATTCATCTGTTCCAATCTCATATGCTTCATCAATACGCTTACCGTCTTTGTCATACTTACCAGACTTCTTCTTAGCAATAGCAATAGCCGCTTGCTGTGCTGGAGACACTGCTTCATCATTGATTTTAGAGGTATCGGTTGCCATGAATGGACCTCTCCTCAAAGTTTTGAATGGAACTTTAACTTCATTTCCAAAGATTTCTTTTGGATGAATAATATTAAATGTAACCATTTGAGTATTGTTATCAATACCCTTCAGTTCCATATCTATTTCTTTATAAACCTTACCCTTAAATTTCAGACCGTGTGCAGTAACAAGTTTCTGAACCTTGCCACCCGAAACTGCTTGTTTTGCTCTTGCTTCTTCTAACTCAACAGATTCAGACTTGCCACTATGCTTTGCCCATAAGTCTGCATCAGCAGTTGTGCGAGTTTTACCACCAGTAATGAATGAGTTCACTCTTGCAAACGCCCACTGTTGTGGTGTTGTGCCTGGGCGATGACCAGACTTCCAAGCGGCCATACCTCTGTCGTAGACTTTCTTTAGAATGCCGTAAGAGATACCAGACTTGTCTGCTTTCTTTTTTAGACCTTCAATCTCTTCACCAAACATCTGTTGATACTTCTTAGTATACTTTGATGGTTTGGTTTCAGCAGACGAATCGCCAGGCGCTGGTTTATACGCCGCTTTGCTATCATCATCTTTCTTTGCTTGCTTCTTAAAGTAAGCCGCTCTCTTTTCTTTAGTAGACTTAGACATATCACCAGTGTAATATTTCGCTGGCTGTGTGCCTTCAATATCTTTAATCTCAGGGTCTTGTCTAGTCTTTGCTTCTACCAAATCACCAACCTTGTTTTCAGCACTGACTTTCCAAACTCTGCCACCTTCTTTCATAGAAAGTCTCTGCATTTCGCTTTTCAAACCAATAGCAATAACCTTGCGTTCTTTGACTAGAGCATATTGTGTGTCTTTTGCACCAATCGCATCTTCACCAACCTTGATAGTTTTTAGTGCTGATTCAATCAGTGCATCAAAATCTTCTGATTGTGTTCTTGCTTGCTTTACTCTCTCCATCTCTTTTTTCTTAACAGATGGTAGAAGTTTAGTAGCAAGTTTATTGATGATGCCTGCCTGCTTTTGAACTCTCTTATCAATTGCTTGTCTTGCAGATGGAGACAACTGACTATACTTCTCACCTTTTTCACCAGCGATTCTTTCTCTGACTTTTTGAATTGCTTGCTTTCTTGCTCTTTGTTGAAGTTTCTCACCGCCAGCCTTTTGTTTCGCTTTAATTTTGCGCTGTCTAGCAAGTTTAGGAGCAAGACGCTTCATAATCATTGCTCTCTTGCGTCTTTGCTGTGGCGTAAGTGCTTCATTGATGTCTAGTAATTCTAGTTCTTCATACAGAGCAGAATCTTCGTCTGACCAGTCTTCTAGGACTTCTTCTGATAGTGCTTTCTGCACCATGTCCATCATCTTCTTCTTATCTCTGTCAGATAATTTAGATGCGGCGGCACTACCAAAACCAGGCTGTTTTTTACCTTGCTCATCTTCATAATCATCAAACTGTCCTTTGACAGCCAAGCCTCTCAGTTTAGTGCCTGACATACCTTCGACACCCTCTGCATCGGGGTCTCGCTTACCAGCAGAAACGACTTTGATGCTATCGAACTCATAGTCACCTTTGCCGTTATATTTGTTTAGAAGTGTCTTAAACTCGCCTACCCTGTCAGAACCGACCACCATAACGATGTCTGTGTATTTGTCGGCGTAGATTTCTTTGAGGATTTGGAAGATTTGCTTTGCGTTTGATTGGTGTGCAATTCCAAATGCCTTTTTAGCAAAAGTAAGTTTTTGCTTGTAGGATAGCGGGTCTTTAGTTGGATTCTGTGTATGGGAGAGATAGATACGAGCATCGGCTTTCTCCTGTTTCGCTACTGACTTAATCTTGTTAGCCAGTTTCTCATGTCCAATAGTAGGTGGATTCATCCTACCAAATGTGAATACTAATTTTTTACTCATTTGCGTGTTTTCCTTAGACTTAACGCTTGACAATTGTTTAGAATCAGTGTAGAATGATTCTGTTATCTTTACAGTTATTTATAATATTCCAAAGGTGAACAATCCACCTGTAGTTACAACACTAACTGCCCATAATCCCAATACACTTGCATAACGCTTAAATGGTGTACCAAAGTATGTCATTCCAATAGTAGCACACTTATGCATTGGTGAAATTAGGTATCCAGCAAATTCAATTGCAAAGAACCAAACAAAGTATTCTACACCATATACACTAGCAAGAAGCACAGACAAAGCAATAAATCTTGAACTAGAGCCAAGTGCAAATGCTCCTAAGAAACCTAATGCAGATACAGACGCAATACCTGTTAGTGTATTGAAGTCAAAAACAGTTCCTTCTAAGAATGCTTTAATATCATTTGTGTTTGACTTTGCAAAGTTAGCAAGTGCAATAATTACTGCAACACTGATAATTACATTCCAGTTGATATAGGATAGAAGTTTCTTATAATCCCATGTCATTGTCAGAATCATGTAATATAGTGTTAGTCCACCAAAAGCCCAATGTGGTTCGACACCATAGATGACTGCACCAATTGCAAATAGGAATGGAACAAGTCCTCTAGTGATTCGACTGATTTTGAAATCTTTATCAGAGAACTCACGAATAATCACATCTTCCTCTTTTACCATAAAGAAGATATAACCTAAAATAAGAGCAAGAGAAACAACAAGCATTGGAGCAAGCATACCCATTAATGCACCATAGGTTAATCCTAATGCACCCATAGGAACAATAATTGTTTTCTCTAATGGACTCCACATATAATAGTGATGTGTTGACAAATAGTCAACGATACCATATTTCTCTCTTCCCTTTTCACCTCTATCAGGCGCCATTGTGTCTAACAATCCAGCAGATGTTGTCACACGGCCAGGGATAGGTAGAATACCAGTGAAAGCACTCATCAGTGTTACGATGAGTCTCTTTGATTTGAATGCTTTTGTGAGATATGTATAGATGTCAGCAAATAGATTATTTTCTTTAATCATTCCAACACTAAGCATAATGAAAGCGATATACAAAAGGTATATCTGGTCTTTAATCAAGTATTCAATCATCAATTCAATCCTTTATCTTTGCCAACCTTTCTTTACCTCTGGTGAGAAGTTAGCATAACTGAAGTTCATTCTATCAACTAGTTTTACAGCATTTTTACCAACTCTGTCAATAGCAACAAAACCTTCTTGTCCTGTTGATTTGAAACCTTTGTCTGTCAATAAAAATGTATCCAGTGACTTTACCTTGTTCATCTGTGTAATCAAAATTTCTTTTGCGTCTACTATGTAGTTCATCAAAAGTAGGATGTTTTCAAGATTCGCTTTATTTGTCTCAGAAAAATATTTCATCACTTCTTTTCTGATACCTTCAATCTTTTCTTTCTTAGCCGCTCTACCCTTTTCAGTCTTTAACTCAGCGGCTTTACCCAACTCAATTTGATAGATGTTGTGAAAGTATTCTACCATTTCATCAACAGTTTTGGGTATGTCAGTTACCTTTTCTCTAGCACGAACCTTTGTATTCAGAAAAGTTTTCATGCGCTGTAACAGTTCTGGATTATCTGATATACCATTCAGTCCAGCCGCATCAATTTTGTTAAATGTTTTACCAGCATTGGAAAGGATGTCAGTAATCTCTTTTGTCTTTTTCTTTGTGAGTGTAGCAGAACCAGACACATCTTTATATTCTGCATCGACTGACCATACTGCACTTGATTGAGTAAGACTGTCAGCAATATTCTCACCGAATGATGCTTTCATGCTTTCAAAAGAATTGCCTGTATATTTTGTATGCCAGACGATACCTATCTTTGCTTTAGATATCTCTCTAGCAAGTGGCACATCAGTAGGCACCGCATATACGATTGTATTAGGATGGAAAGTGATGTAAGACTTTCCACCAACCTTTTGCTTTTTCAAATCTCTCTTTGAGTATAGAAAGTCACCTTGAATCACACCTTGTATATTCAAGTCAGGTAGATACTTCAATGCAAGTTTCAGTTTAGCATTCAAATCACCTTTGGTATCATCATCAATGTCTTTATCAGTCTTATAGACTTTTGGATTCTTATTGAATACACCCTTCTTTGCTACAAAAAACTTCCCATCGGAAGGGTCAGTTCCAGCAAAGATTGCAGGCGCTCCATCCCATTTGACGCTAACATTGACTGCACCACTGCTATTACCAGCAAGCATATCCCGAAGGCCCCTAAGAAAATTGATACTTTCCCTTGCACCTTGAACGCCTCCATTTAGCACATTGTCCTCAATATGCTCCATATGTGTATTTTTTTCTTCGATTAGAAAGGCTGAGAACTTTTTCATTTCACACCAAATAGTTTCTTTACATCTTCTACATTATCTAGACTATATGAAGACTTCCCTCTTGTCAAGAGTCTTCCTTGCAGTCTTAGACCAGCAGAACGAGCCGATGTAGGCTCTGGTTGTGTAGGGAATGATAGTTTACCACCACCGAAACCAAGTCTCATTTCAATTTGAATTTCACCCTTTAGTTCTGGCACATCAAGTTTCAATGGATTTTTACCCATATAGAACAGTCCAGCACCACCTACATTGATATAGTAAACACCCTTTTTGTTATAATGTTTAGCGATAAATGTTGCAGATGTCTTTGTATTCTTATTGATTTTAGCAAGCAGTCCTCTTTTCTTTAGTTCTGCACGACCATCAACGGATATCTTCAGAGGAATACCAGAGATGTTTTTATGGAATTGAACTGGCTCAATCTTTCTAGCGGCTTTGATATAGTTGTTGATATCATCAATTTTTTCTTTAGCACCAGCAAGAAGTAGTTCCAAGTCTTCTGGGTCCATTTCTTTTGCTGGTGTAAACATACCAGTAGCCATATCGTATCTAAACGAACCGCCACCCATCTGGTCTTTCGATGATGCTTTGATTTCAATATTGAATGGTTTACCGTTATAGGATGCTTCAATATCTCCAGCACCTACATTAGAAAAACCAGCGCCAGGTTTGTCACCAGCCTCTAGGCCTGGAATCTTTGCGGCTTTCATAGCAGAGTGAACCTTTATTTCATAGTCAAGTCCGGCCTGTCCGATTGTTTCTTGCAGTTGTTGATGCTCTGTAAATGTAAGCATGATACCCTCGTATGTTTTATTTACCCACTATTTATAATATAGAAAAAGGGCTGAACAAAGTCAACCCTTTTTGCCCAGGCGGCACCAGTCATTCAATTGTTAAGTGAGAATGACATCACTCCTCTTTCTTTTTTAGTGAGAAAGAGCCATTTGGAAGTTCCTCCCAAATTATAGTATCACCCACATCCCAACCAACTTGATTGATGCAGTCTGGTGGAAACTCAATATACAACTCTTTAGTTTTACCGTCTTGTTGAACTTCAACTGTCCAACCATTTTCGCTTGTTTGTTTATATTTCATATTAAAACGCCCATGATATTGCTGAATAACGAACACCTTTGGTTACTGGTGTTACACGATGAGGATATAAAAAGTTTGATGGAAATACCATTATATCACCTTTATTGAAATTGATTTTCTCATCATCCCACATTAAAAAATCACCACCAACATAATCATCATTCAAAGAATGTAAAATGGATAATGTTGGTATACCTTTTTTGTTACCATCAAAAATAGACTGTATATGGTCACAATGCATACTCATTAATTGTTCATTTCTATAACGATTATATCTAATTGCACTAAAACCAGCCCATCCAGCAAACCAATCAAATCCCAATCCTTTTATATATTTGTCAATTACATTCCAAGTAATATCCATTAATTGATTGTGTGATTCTGTATCAATGTAAGTTACATCAAGTTCTTTGTTAGCATTAAGATTTAACGCTTCACCAGTCTTATGGTCACGATATGTGTGCTGTTCCCAATTGATAAAACTATCTTCTAAATCAGATACCAAGTTATGACACAGATTATCATCTATTTCATTTTTGAATACCCAAACATAATCTTTAATATCTGTGTTCATTTAATCTCCATTGGAGCGGTCAGAGAGAATCGAACTCTCACACTCTCGTTGGCAACGAGATAGGCTACCCTTACATCATGACCGCATATGGTGCTGAAGGAGAGGCTCGAACTCCCGACCTGATGATTACAAATCAACTGCACTACCAACTGTGCTACTTCAGCAAATGGCTCCCTGTGCTGGACTCGAACCAACGACATATGGATTAACAGTCCACTGTTCTACCAACTGAACTAACAGGGAATAATTTGGTGCGCCTAGAGAGACTCGAACTCCCACGCTTTCGCACTAGAACCTAAATCTAGCGTGTCTACCAATTTCACCATAGGCGCAAACTCATACAAGAATTATATATCCTTCCTCATGAGGCTCGAATCCTTTTATAGTGTAACCCTCAAAGTCTTTTGGAAAGTCGATGACATCACCTTTTGCGAAATAGGGGCCACCAGAAGGGTCAACCATTGTAATATTATTTTCTTCATCGACAGAAACTCTCTCATAACTGCGAGAACCACGCCAAAGAATATTTCTGTCTTCTGTCCATTCAAATGACTGCGTATCACCATATCGGTTCTTAAACAGTTGACGGGGCATACTCTTCACCTACTTGCTTTGCTTCTGCATAAGTTTTACGAGTTAGAAATGCAACTCGTTTTCTATCTTGAGTTATCTCAATATGAAACACCTTTGGTTTTGCAGTCAACTCATCAGGCCAAGTTATTCCACCCTTTTCGCCAGGCGTGTGTGGTGGATTTTGCATAAGTTTATCTGACAACTCATATCTAGCACCAAAGATTCTATATCGTCTATCACTCATCATTATCCTCAATCAATTCATAGTCGATATCGTAACCGCCTTTACGGTCAGTCCACAAATCTTCTTCGGAGTCCATACAGTCTGCACCCCAAACAATTTCCATGAAAATATCTTCTTCTTCATCTGTAGGTTCTTCACCATATGGTTCTGGAGCATTCCAACCACTACCTTTATGTGATAGGATTTCTTTGAACCTATCTACTGTCAGACCTTGTTCTTCAATCCATTCATTTCCAACTGACATAGTTTTATAGATTGTCATCTGATGATATTCAATCTGCTTAAAGTCTACACAATCACTCATTTCTTAACAAACCTCAATTGATATTGTTTTCCATCATGATAAAAAGTCACCACTGAATGTGAATAGACTTCAATCACCTCTTCATTATATCGTGTTGTTACTTCGCAGACTCGTTGAGTGCCAGAAGTAGCATCACTATTTGCATGGCCAAGCATACCACCAATAACAGCACCGATAGCACCGCCATTTTCTTCACCTTTAATATTGTTACCAATCAAACCACCGATAATAGCACCTTTTAGTGCATCACCAGTTCTGTCTCCAGATACATTTTTATCAGTGCAGACTTCAACATTATACGGTGTTCGATTAATAATATTTTTTGTGTAATCAATTACAGTTTCAGCAGATGCTATTCCACTAAATCCAGTAAGAACACCAACACCTACTGCAATAGCAACTGAGTGAAAATATAACTCTTTGAACTTCATTTCCTTCTCCTGTTTAGGGGAGAGGGGAGACATTGCGCCTCCCCTCAGAGTGTCGGACTATTTAGAGAGAGTGAGAGAGAGGTAGTCCGACAAACCAAACTCTGAAACTTGGACGGCAACCCACTTCCTAGGCAGGGCTTTTTGATTCTATTTTCGTGACCGACCGTCTCGTATCACGCTTGCGACTAGCGCAAGTAGAGAGGACCTGTCCACCGAATAGTGTAGTCCTCAAAGATATTACCACGGGCGCCATTTCGTGCAGGCGCCGCCCAACCAGCGGGCTTGAGAATGTCACCCTTCTGAAACTTCTTATCAGTCTCAGTGTTGACGACAAAACCCCAAACGCTACCACCGTTCTTTGTAGTAATTTTGATGTATTTGTTACCCTCTTTGTAACCAAGTTCTTCGTTGAACTCAGCAATCATGCGCTTATTGATTTCACTCAAGTCACCTTTAGCGCAAGCAACTGTCCACTCATAGTAATCTTTCTTGATGTTCTCAAGGAGTTTCTCAACTGCATTCATAATATTTACCTCTTTTCTCATCATTACAATACTAATATAAGTGGCGTAAGCACAGATGTCAATGGCTAAATTACATTTTTTTTAATTTTTTTTGCAATTTCTTCGATTTCTTTTTCTGCTTTATCAGCATCTACCAGAAGAATCCATTCAAGTTCTTGAATGAGTTTCCGATACCACATCTGGTCACGCCAGTCGTGTGTTACCTTCAACTCATCCTTTAGGAACTCAATCCTTGCTTGGATATATTGTTCCTTTGTATTTATTTTGCCTCTACGCATTTCATCAATTCCACAAAAAGGTATTCTTCCAAATCATCTTCATTTGCTTGATACTTGATACCAATGCCACCTTTATCAATCCAGCGTCTAATGTTATCAGGCTTATCATCCACTAGGATGTTTGGAGTTCCATCAATTTTATTGACAGCATACTGTTCTTTCTGTCCTGTAAAGATAAGGTTTTCAATCTCAGGCATGAAACCATACCTGTCTAACCAAATTCTTTTCCAAAATGCGGAGTTGTCTCTGTCACCTCTTAGTGGTGAAGAACAGATACCCCAATCCTTACCAAAATTAGTTTTAGCAAACTCTATCAATTTAGAAGAAGTAGGATAAGGCTCTAGCGTATTAAAGTAGTCAGTTCCCTTTAGCGCATAGATGGATTCCTCAGTTTTGGGAATCTGTTTCCAATGTGCAACATTGAACCTTTTCTCTAGTCCACCAAAGAAGTCTGCAAGGACTCCATCCATATCCAAATATAATTTCATATCACAATCCTAATATTCGATGTGTTGGCACCGTAAAACCTTTTGATGGATTTTCACGCAACCAATCTTTTAGTTGTCCAAAGTAGAAAGCGGCATCCTCTTCACCTTGCTTCTCTAGCAGTTCTTCTGCTTCTTCTGCAAAGTTGATTACCTGTCGCAACATAGCACCACTATCATTGAAGTATGACTTGTTGCGCTTCAAGGGTCGTTGATTACTCATTATGCCACCTCTTTCACTTCTTCCCAACCAAACTTCGCACAAACAAACTTCTTGCCCGTGTCATCCTCAAGGATATCACCAACAGAAATCGAGTGCATCTTATCCAACCGTTCAATACGGTCTTCAGGGCCAATGTTACCAACCTCAAAACAATGCTCCAAATCATCAGCAACAATGTTGGCAACATGGTCATAGCACTTGTGCATCAAACCAATCTTAGGGTCACCCTTCATCAATGCTTCAGTGTAAGCAACACCTTTGACATGGGCTTGAAACCCTTCCTTGTTGATAAGTTCAACAACACCTTTATCCAGAACAATCTGGTGAAGTTTCCACATCTTAGACATTAGCAGTCTCCCACAATTTACCAATCAATTCCCAATCGTAAGTGATTTTTTTCGTCTTACGATTACGGTCATAAGCCATTTCGATACCTGTGTATTCTTCAAGATATTTCACAGCATCTTTCACATTCTCAAACTCTTTGAGACCTGTGTTATTGTTCAAATTTGGTTTTGCTACCCACATGATTTTACCTCTCTAGTAAAGATAGTCTGTAACTGCTTTGTAAACAAAGTCAGCATTTTCATTGATGATGTCTAACTCTTCATCAGTCGCTTCACGACCTTCGATTAGAGCCTCTGCGATGAAAGCATCACAGAAGTCAGGAGCATCATTGAAATCAATATCTTCAACTTCAATCACTTCAATTTTTGTGAAATCAATATTCATAATAAAACCTCTCTCTATTGCGAATCACTATACTTATATACTAGCAGAATTGACAGAAATGTCAACCCCTAAATGGCTTTTTCTTGAAAAATTTCCATAACTAAATTTTCGACCATTTCATCGACTATTGTGTTTCCAGCAATTTTTTTCTCATCAATCGCATTTTGAAATTCTTCAATAGTCATAGCCATCACTTCATCAAGGATGTTTTCTTTAACCATTTCATTGGTAGCATTACTCATAATAACCTCTCTTTCTTAAACAGTCTGCTGGTAGGCTTTATCCCACCGACCAACATGAACATCAATCCAATAAGCGACATCAAAGTAGTCGGTCATGTAGTCGCTGTTGTTGTACCACTTAGTGCCTTTCATAGCGGCGACAAGTTCAGTCAGAAAAGCAGTTTCTTTAGTGTCTTTACCGTAGAACTTTTCGATGTGGTAAGTGTTGACTTGCTCATAATCATCAAACTTCAAAGGGCCTTCAGTGACCCGAACACGAAGGCTAGTGTGACGGTCAATGCCGATGCTACCCTTCATATTGTATTTTTTGAGAACCGCTTTAATAGCAGGGGCAAGTTCTTTCTTCTGTTCTTGTGAAATGTAAGCCATAATCAAACCTCTCTTTCCGAATCAATCTCTCTCTTACAATACTAATATAATGGGTCTACAGAAAAAGTCAAGGGCTTTTTTTAATTTTTTTTCAAAAAAGTTGAAAAAATTTCTGGGTCAACAGTGTAACAAAGTTGGCCTTCCCATCTAGGATTAGGTAAAAACTCTTCATTCACCAAAGGATTGAGTTCAATATTTGCGTATGAACCATTCATCAAATCAGCAAAGAATACGAAACTGGTGTATTCTGCATTTTCTGTCGCATGAATAACTTTGTGCTTTTTGATATCGAATGTGCCACCAGTAAATCCTGCCTGAACATCAATCAGCACCTTTTCATTTGGTGCAATCAAATCAGCATCACCAGTTCTTTTGAAAGTTTCAATGTCAGTTAAATCATCGCCACCATTTCTTTCTATGGTCGTTAGATTCAAACTTTCTTTGATAAGAGGCGAGAACACCAGTTCGGCTAGATATCCTTGTAACCAACTGTAATACACATTTTCAATCGCTCTACCATGATTGTTAAGACGAGGCAGAATCTCATTATCTTTAATAGTCTTTGTAACAGAAGAAACAATCTCTTCAATGTCCAGTTTTTTGGACACAGCAAGAAGACCATTAAGTTGTGTAAAGATTTCAATCAATCTATCATTCTTTTGATAGATTAGTTCCCAATTAGGCTGAACAATATCTTTTGCACCAAGATACTTTTGAAACTTTGTTTTATTTGTAAAACCCATTAATTGACGATATTCTTTACTCATACCACTTCTCCAGAATTTCCTCTTGCAGTTCATATGCCTGCTTTTCCCAAGGCTGATTATAGTAAGTAGTTTTTGTATGGTCTTCATTAAACCACATCATCCTACCGTCACTCAATTCACGCTTCCATCTACGCAAATCTTGAACGACATGAACAACTTCATGGAAAACAGCAGTTAGAAGGTCATCGCCCGTTTCTTCTTTGTTGATGGTGATTTCAAACTCACGCTCACCAATCATAACCTCATAAGCAGAAACATCCAAGTTTTCTTCTACTACGATGTCAATACCAACAAAGTTTTGAACTCTAGGCATAAGAGTATAGAAAGCAAATTCAGCGGCTCTTTTCAGCAAAGCCGCTTTTCTACCGTTACAACCTGTGACATTTATTAGTAACATATGTATCCCTATCTCTCAATAACAGATACATTATACCAAATTCTAGATAGTTGTCAAGGCGTTTCGTAACTATATGATTCGTTTATGAAAAATCTTGGAGTTTCTCCGTCAAATCCAGCACCATTATTCAACGATTCGGCGATTGATTCGGCAATTTCTTTTTTGTCTTTTGTGGTGATATATTGTTGTGTGCGGTTTTCATAGACTTTCCACTTGTCACCATGTCGTCTTACTTCATAATTCATTTGCTGTTCCTCGTTGCTGATGAGAATGCTCCACTACCAAAGGTAATCATTTGTAGCCATAATACTGCACCGACAGTTGCTACATTAAATTCAAGTCCTAGTCCAAACAGTGTGTTGAGTGACCAGATGGTGACAAATGGTGCAATGATAATCAATGCTACCAAAAAGGCTATCATAAAAATTAAGTTGTTCAAAACAAGTTACTCCATACTTTTAGTTTTTCATGCTTCTTTGCACCATACTCATCCATTTTGGTATAGGAAACCAAATCCTCACCATGCATCAAATCAATGATACAGTACAAATCTCCTAATTCCTTATTCAAACTTTCAAGTGCATTTTCACCTTGGTATTCTGAATCCTCACCAAATCTTTTAATCTTTGATGCGGCTACAATTACCTCTGCACACTCTTCCATCAGAATAGTTAGAAGTTCTTCTTTTCTAGTCATCATATAGTCCTTCAACCTTTTCCAAAGATACTGACATATTGAAACTAATAATTGTCTTCATTTCATCGCTTTGATTTTTTGCACTTCTGTGCAAGACCAGTGAAGGAAATATCACGACATCACCTTCTTTTACATCAATTGTCTCTATCTCATGTAATGAGTCTGGATTTCTTATCTGAAGTTTTGGCGCATCCTCAGGCAGGTCGAGATAGTAAACTCCAGTAAAGGAGCAGTTCAGATGAGTATGCCATCCATGCTCACTTCCCTTTTTATATTGCTGAAACCAGTAGTCATGAATTTTGAAAAAGGTATAGCCCCAATCATTGTAAATTTCTTTTAGGTGATTAAACATATGCTTATCAATCATGTGAAAATATGGCTTAGTTAAATCACCAGCCCTTGCATAGTCACACCTATCAATATCAGTGTAACAATCTGGATAAACATATTCTTCAGCCCACGAATTAGAGATAGCATCCAGCAGTCTTTCCTTATACTCAGTATGGTGAGCAAATTGTTTTATAGACATAGGGCATTTAATATATCGTGTCATTTGTCTTTCTCTAACTTATCAACATAAAGTGTTCTAGGACATTGATATTGATTGTCCGTATACACTACTTCATTTTTCCTTTTATCTTGACATTTGTATTCGCAAACTCTGTCATTATTATCAGTGTTCTTGTCAATGTCTTGTGAAACGAGTTTGCATATTACCATACCAGCATATGCAAGTTCTATCATACCTTTAACCCACTAAAGTCCTTTCTTCCCATTGTTTTGGTAGCCCATTTCATCATCTGCTCCTCGTTATCTCTTTTTCCAAACTCAGAGTTATCCATCACAGGGCCATCTAGCACATCTTGTTGTGCTTCTTGTTCTACATCATACAAACGCATCTTCGCTCTATCTACACCAACAACAAACCTCTTATACAAGGTAGGGTCATTATAACGATTCTTCAACTGCTTGACCATAATCTGATTCAATTCTTCAAGTTCTTCAGTAGAGATAAGAGCAAACATGAAGTCAGCAGTAGCAGGCAAACCAAATGATTCTGAAGTATCTTCCAGTCCAATATCTGAACTGGTATAACCACTTCTCGTTGTCTGTGTTGCAGAGACAATCGGAACTACTCTTTCTACTGCAAGTCCTCTCAATTCTTCTGCAATCGCTTTTATGAGGGTATATGAGTTGACATTAGAGCCAGACTTGATACGAGATGACATACAAATATTTAGATAATCAACATAGATAATGTCTGGAATAAATGAGCGTTTTAGTCTTAGTTCATTCAATAGATGTCGAAAGTGTCCAGTGTGTGCGGATGCAGTTGGATATTCTTTGACAATCAGTTTACCAGATGTCTTACCCTTTACTCTTGTAATCTTCTTATCATACATATCTTTTGGAAGTGATGCTAAATCATCCAGTGTCACATTCAACAGATTCGCATCAATTCGTTCTGCAATCTTTTCTTCTGCCATCTCCATAGTAATATAGAGAACATTCTTACCGTCTAGTAGATTAGCAGAAGCCATATGACACATCGCAAGCGATTTACCGACTCCTGTTCCAGCAAGGATAATGTTTAGTGATTTTTTGGGAAGACCACCTTTAGTAATCTTATTAAGGTAGTCGATATCGAATGGAATACGCTCTTCAATACGATGATAAAAATCCCACCTATCATCAGCGTCATCCAAAAAGTCGTGACCGATGCTAGGGTCAAAAGACACAGAAAGAGCATCGGATAGTAACTCAGGGATTGCGCCCTTTTCCTCTTTTGAGTTTCCTTCAATAATTGATATCGAGTCCATGATTGCATTGTAGATAGCCTTCTCTTGACAGAACTTCTCAGTCTTTTCAATCAGCCATTCTTTATCGACTTCTTCTTCTATTGTTAGATTACCAATGACAGAACTACACTCAGAAAAGTCTTCATCTGATATCTTACCATTATTATCAAGTTCGATTATTAACGCTTCTCTAGTGGGTAGAGCATTGTATTGAGAGATATACTTATCAATTTCTTGATAAATGGTTTTCTCATGTCTCTCTTGAAAATAATCAGGCTTGAGGTATGGTAGTGTGCGTCTTGCATAACCTTCATCATTCAGAAGGTGTTTCAGCACCATCAGTTCTATCCGCATCAACAAAGTTCCTTAATAGTTCGTTTAATATTTCACCGATTGTATCAATAAATGGCTCTTCTGTCAAGTCTAAACCTTGCTCATTCTTGATAGTAATGAAGTTAAAGTGCATCCTCACATCGTCTTCAGATTTCTCTTCCATCCGAATGTTGTCATATTGGAACATGACCCCAGCGTAGTCACCTTCCAATATTTCAATGCACATCAAGTCCTTATGAAACGCTTCCTTATTTTCAACGACATTAAACTTCGGCAAGTTCATTTTCTTCCTCTACTACTTCATCTTCATCATCACGACCATACATAAACTCTTTGTTTGCCGCTTGTTCTAGTTGAGCCATAATCTCATCAGTGAAATACTCTTCTGGATTCTCGTTGATTGCTTTACCAAATACTTTGCGACCATCTGGTAGTTCGTAACGAGTTGATACCTTTTTGATGATATCATACTTTTCAGCAAGTTCTAACAAGCCATAGTATCTGTCTAGACCTGTATCATAGGACAGTTTCACTTCCACTTTCTTATTCTCTTTAGTAAAGCGAGACTTGTGCATAGTGACCTTGATGATATTACCAACAACATCAGTACCGTCTTTGTCCTTCTTCTTACCAAGCATAGCAATGGATGAAGCGGCATACTTCAAGCCTGACCCACCAGAGATTTCTTTGGTAGGTATGTAAGCACCAACCACATCATAGACATGATTAGTTACAAGCAGAGGCACATTCGCTTTTGCAAGTTTCAGAGATAGAACACGAAAAGTACCACGCAACAGTTGTGCTTTTGTCATGTCTCTTGCTTGCTTACCAGAAGCAGTATCTTCCAGTTCTTTTACAGATGATAACATACCAAGTGAATCAAGCACCATCATCATAGGTGGTTGTTCACTGCTATCATTGTATGAGTCTAGCATACGAACAGCATTGGTACGAAACTCTTCAATAGACTGAGGTTCACTGATAACTACACGGTCAACATCAATACCTCTTGTGGTCATCATATTCTTAGTGACAGCGGCTTCTGTATCAAAGTAGATAACACCACCATCAGGATTATCATCAAGAAACTGTTTGATAACACCTAGAACGAAAAAGGTCTTCCCAGTTGCACTTTCACCAGCGAATGCTACAATCTTATTATTAGGCACACCACCATACAGACTACCAGACATAGCCGCATTGAGAATGTATGAACCTGTATCAATAGTGCCAGAAAACTCTGAACTATTCTCACCACTGCTGGCTACATGAGTGTTATCAATACCAGCGATTACATTATTAAGGAAACTCATCCGTTATATACTCCATCAAGTTTATCACTAAATTCTTCAATCTTCGCCATGCGTGTAGCACCTGGCCAATAGATATAATCCTTATCAGGATTTGCGGCTAGGTTGTTTAGCAATGGTTTAATCATGTTGTAGAGAGTATCGCATTTTTCTTGCACTTTGTCAAGCCCTTCCGTGGTCGATGCGACAGTTTCTTTTGCTTGCTGAACGACAGCAAGTTCTTCTTCTGTGACGGCTGTGAAACCGAAATCGAAATCAGACATTTTTTATTCCTTCCTTATTTCCAGAAATCTTCTAGCGTCATCACTTTCTCAGTCTTCCATCCAATGACATCAAGGATAACCTTCAAAGGCTCAGTGAACGCTTTAGCGAACTGTAGTTCATAGTCGATGAACTTTTCAAGTCCAAACTCAGGTGGGAGATTGTTGATGATTGAGATGACATTCTGTCCAGTGCCATTCGGCTCTTTGAGATAACAGAACTTAATCTTCTCGCCATCTTTGATAGTCGGATACTTCTTCTCCAGTCCGTTCTGACGAATGAGATGATTGTATAGCAGTCCACCTCTTACATGGATAGGTGTTCCTTTTGCTAGAACGAGGTTGTCTTTATCCCTACTATCATATTTATTCAAATCAGACAGTGTGCGAGGGAAAGCAATGTCCTCAAACGGTAGAGACTTGAACTGCTCTTTGAAGTCGGCGATGAACTTCTGAACAGTCTCTTCATCCTTGTTCAGAGTAATCTCAATCGCTTCCTTCAGAGCGTCACGACAAGACGCAGGCGTTGAAGACTTGACAGTTTCGATACCCATCATCTTTAGTTTAGGTGTGGAGAAACGAACACCCTCACTATCGTGAACATTCAGCATATATCGCTTCTTAGCAGTCCATATACCCTTGTCAGCAATCACCTCACGCTTCATGAACATCTTCTGCTCATAAGCATTCATATTTTTAGCAAGGTCCTCGTAA